CTGTCAGCAATATCTATTTTTATTGCAATTAATTTATTCTTTGCTTCAAGGCTTAGTCAATTATCAGACTTAGATTTATTTGACATTGAAGAAGACGAATAGTGCAAACCTTTTTACCATACAAAGATTTTGATCAATGCGCTGAGACTCTTGATAATAAGCGTTTAAATAAACAAATACTAGAGTCTTATCAGATACTTAAGGTTTTATCTGGTCAATCCCCTTCAGGTGCATGGCGTAATCACCCAGCGGTACTGATGTGGAAGAATGCTGAAAAATCATTACTCACGTATACAAGAGCCATGATTAAAGAGGCTGGCATTAGAGGTATTAAGACAGACAAGAATGAGGCTAACATAGAGGCTCTGGAGGCCGTTTCTGGGCATCTGTGGGGTACTGATAAGCCAGTCTGGAGTAAGGCATCTCATGTAAATCGTGTTAATATTACCCATAGGGCCAACCTTTATCGTAAAGATTCTATCTATTATTCAGAGTTTTATACAGATACTCAAAGTAAAGACAACAAACCTTGTTGCGATAAGTGCTTATACTATTGGACAACTCACGCTATTCGGAATAGAGTACAATAGATATTATGAAAATGATGCTTTTGATATTTTTTGCTACCCTGTCTTTTTCCTTTGCGCTATCCTATTGGGCTACGCTTGATAAACTAAAAAAAACCAACTTGCTGTTGGCTGAACTTTTTATAAAAACCAGGGCACTTGAAGAGTTAAACTCTCAAATAGATAACGGCATCAGTATGTCTGACGACACAATACATAAAGAAAACTTTATAAAGTTTCTCTCTGACTCAAGAGATTGGGCCTTTGAGTATATTGAAAAGTCACAACAAACCATTAAAGAAGTTTCAGATGAACTAAGGGTAAAAGGTTTGGATAACTACTCAGAAAAACTTTTAGCCCTTTTGCCAGAGATAAATCAAGAAAAGAGATAACATGAGAGAAATTCTGTTATCAACTATTACAGGTTTTGGATGTGGTGTTGTATTTGCTGCATTCAAATTACCAGTCCCAGCACCACCAGTTTTTGCGGGAGTCGCAGGAATTTTTGGTTTATGGATTGGTTTTACAACAATAACAAAAGTTATATCCTAGGAGGAATAATGAATAACCTATTAAATGATAAGACAAAGGCAATGCTGGCATCATATGGACGATCTGTTCTTGGTTCAGTAATTGCACTTTACATGGCTGGCGTAACAGATCCAAAGGATCTATGGGCTGCACTAGTTGCTGCTTTAGCGCCCGTTGCATTGAGAGCGCTTAATCCTAATGATAAGGCGTTTGGCGTATTGCCAAATACTGGTGCTGTTTCAGATGCACTTAGCAAGATTGTACCTGCTAAGAGTGCACCAAAGAAAAAGGCTGCTAAGAAAAAGTAGTTTAATCTTAGGAAATGGGTCTGGTATTATTCTAGGCCCATTTTTTAATTAAGGAATTATTGTGAAAAAATTATTAGTTATTATGCCATTGTATAATGATGAACTATATGTTGAAAGAGCAATTGATAGCATACTAAATCAAACCTTTAAAAATTTTGAATTATGTATAATTAACGACTGTTCAACAGATAATTCTTTAAACAAAATAGAAAAGTACTTATCTAACTCCAAAGTTAGATTGATTAATAATGATAAAAATATGGGCGCTTATTATTCTAGAAATACTGGATTGCAGTTATTAGAAAAAGAAAATTTTGATATATACACCATTCACGATGCAGATGATTTTTCTGATTCTACTAGATTTGAAAAAATAGTTAAATTTTTTAATAATGATAATTTACTTGGTCTAGAAGATTTACAATTAAAAATTGGAGGTATGCCACCAAGTTGGTTAATAGAGTTAGGAAAAACAATGCCAAATCACGCTCATGCTTTTTTTAATAAAAAAGTTTTTAACATATTAGGTTATTTTGATAATTCTAAATTTGGAGCAGACACAGAATATTGGCACAGATTGTTAAGATATATAAGAATAAACGCAGGTGGATCTGTTTTTGGATTTAATGAATTATTATACTATGCACAAATTACAGAAGACAACTTAATAATTCAATATCAAGAATACGAAAGAGATTTATACTTTAAAAAAAATATGGAAGGAATTAATAAAATGGTAAATGTTAAAGATTTCTATAAACCATTTTTTATAAATTAACTAAATGGATTTTGTTTATATTTGCAAAGAAGGTATTAACGAAGAATTAAAATATTCAATTAGATCTGTCGTTGAAAGTTTTCCAGAAGCAAATATATGGGTTGTTGGTGGCAAGCCTGACTGGTATATAGGAAATTATATAGAAGTAGAACAAAAAGAATCAAAATATAAAAATGCTGTAAAAAATTTACAAACAATTTGTTTTTCACAAGAAATATCAGAATCGTTTATTTTAATGAATGATGACTTTTATATTATTAAAAAAATAAATAAGATAGAAAATTTTCATAGTGGCTTATTGTTAGATAAGATAAACTTATATCAAAAACTTAATGGTAACTCTCAGTACACCAGAAAACTCTCAGGCACATATAAAAAACTTAAAGCGTTGGGATTTGAGAACCCCTTAGACTATGAACTCCACGTCCCCATGATTATGGAAAAAGAAAAATTAAAGGTAGTTTTAGAACTTTTAGATCAATTTTTATGGAGATCTATATATGGAAACAAGTTTGATGTCGGTGGCACACAGATGGAGGACGTTAAAGTTTACAATTCTGGACCATTAGTTCTTAAGTCTTATAATTTAAACATAAATGATCACACTTATTTGTCTAGTGCCGACAGTTCATTTAATAATATATTTAATAAAATACTTAAGATCAAGTTTGATAAAAAAACTAAATTTGAGAAATAAGTTCTAAATATTTGTCTTTAAGTGTTGTTGGTGCAAAATTGTTAAATCCTAAATCATAGGCTTGTTGTTTATAATTAGTTTTATCATTGATAGACATATACTTATCAATTGTTTGTGCTAACAAAACATTGTTTGCTTCAAATAAATTAATTCTAACCTTTGTTCTAATTGTTCCTATAGAATCTGACTCAATTAACCAATCTTGTGGCAAGATCTGATTATTAGGTGAAACATTTGTCATAAAAACGGGAAGACCAGAAAGCAGAGCCTCATTCATTGGCAAACACAGTCCCGCATATCGTCTTGGTAATACCATAGCATCAAAGCCGTTATACATATCTTCCCTGTTTTCTGGGTTACCAATTTCAATCTTTAACCTTGAATCTGTTACATTAGTTGTTATTTCGCTTTGACTTTTAATAACTAATTCATAATCTGCTTTGGAGTGCTTTAGCATATTTATTACGGTTTCAGTACCGTTTCTATCTTTTGCTGCTTTCTTTCCAGCAATGTGTAATAGTCTATTGTGCGATTTAGAAATATTATTGTTTTTTGCAGTTGCAAACAACTCAGGAGTAGTTGGGGGTGGAAGATGAATTACCTTTGTTCTATCTCCAAACATACTTTGAATTGTTTCAATTTGCCATAAACTAGGAGATAGCAAGATAGTTGGTGGTGGTAGTTCTGGGTTTGATAAGTGGCCAAACAATTCATAGTTATATTGAAGAATAGTTTTTACTCCACGTTTGTTTGCAAACCTTATAAAATTTTGATCATAAAAAGTTTCACAACTTAATACAACATCTACATCCCCTAAAAACATTTTCATCTGTTGAACAGAAGGAAAACCATATGTCTTTATACAACTATATTGGTCATACCACTCTGGGTGCTGCTTATTATTATTAAACGGGGTAGAGTCAATTAAAAAAATCTTATCAGGATTAAGCATATTAACTAACTCTCTAGTTTGATTACCAAGGCCAGTGTTGTCTGATCTTGCTATGATTCCTAGTCTCATTCTTTATACCCCCAAGCATCATCATCCTTAGTATATTTTCTTGTACCCTGACGACCATCTAAATGGTAAGAACGTTTGATCTGTCCTTCTGGGTGATAAATCCAAAGTTTGTGTGTATCCCATCCTTCTTGACTAAAAGCATTATAAGGAAAAATATCATCTTGAAC